GCGCGTCAGAAGTGGAACTCGATGAACCACCCGAAATACAACCGTCCACGCTGCGAACTTTACGCTGAGAGCGTTAACAGCGAGTGCACTCAGCTCAACGAGGTGCTGCGCCGCGAACTGTTCTGGAACGTAACCGAGCGCCCGAGCAAATTTACCGCAGGTGGCATCACCATCCAGGTTGATAGGCAGACCTACACTTATGAGGTGTTCGATGCTGACGGCAATCCGGACTTTGACTGGCGCAGCCGTCACACCGGCAGGGAGTTTCACGTGCAGTATGACCCTCAGGATATGTCGGTTGTGCGACTCTGCACCAAGGATAAATACGGACTTCAGTTCGTTACCGAGGCGATGCCTTACGCCAAGATACACCGCGCCATCCAGGATCAACAGGAAGGCGAAGCGGCATTCATTCGCGCCATGGAGCGCCAAAACAAAAAGGAACGGGTGCGCCGGCAGCTGGAGTCTCACGCTCTGATGTACGAGCACGGTGTCGCCCCGGAGCAACACGGCTATCGAATGCCCAAGCTCAAGGGCATCAGCGATGCGGAGTTTGAGATGTTTGCAGATGAGATCCGGCGGGAGGATGCAGCTGAGTCGGTTGCAGAGGCCACCACTATCGAGCCGGTAACTATCGGAGCATCGCAAAAGCAGATAAGCTACCTCGATGAGGCAGATATCTGGGACAGAATGTAGGAACAACTTAAAACAAAAGGATATGACAAACGAAATGAAAGAACGGATAGCGGGGCAGCTGCGTACATACGTGGCCCGCTACGAGAGCCAAAACAAGGCAGTCAACTCTCTGAAGGATGTGTCTGCCGGTACTGTGAGCTGTATTCTCAACGGCAAATGGGATAATATCTCCGATGATATGTGGATGCGCCTCTCTGCGCAAGTCTCAGGAGGCGGCGACTGGCAGATCTGCGAGACTGCGGCATTTCGGAGCCTGATGCTCTATCTGCAGGACTCCAAGGAAGAGAGCGGCGTTATGTGGATCACCGGGCCGGCCGGCATCGGCAAGAGCACCGCTGCATCTATTTTCGAGAGCGAAAATCGCAATGTCTATTGCCTGGTATGTTCCGAGGATATGCACAAAGGAGACTTTGTCCGGGAACTTGCCGGTAAGATCGGCATTCGGACCACCGGTATGACCATCCGCGAGACTCTGCAGATGATAATTAAGGAGCTGGTCAAGCAGGATTCGCCTTTGTTGATATTCGATGAGGGCGATAAGCTGACCGACTCCGTGCTGTACTACTACATATCGCTCTATAACGCTCTTGAGGATAAGTGCGGTATGGTGTTTCTCTCGACCAACTACATGATAGAGCGTATGCGCAAGGGCGTGATGCGCGGCAAGAAGGGCTATGACGAACTTGACAGCCGTATCTGTCGCCGGTTCGTCAATTTGGCACTCGTTAATTCCAACGAAGTGGAAGCGATCTGCAGGGCCAACGGCCTGAATGATGCCCGCGCTATCCGCACCGTCCAGGCCGAAGCCTCCGAGTGCGGCAACGACCTTCGCCGGGTCAAAAAGTCCATTCACAAGGAGAAACGCAAACTATCGTTGAAATCGTAAAACGTTGTTCAAACGCTGTTCAAAATGAGAAAACGTTCACTTTCGGCAAAGTCGGTTATCCGGATAAAACACCGGACGCTCTCCCTTGGCGGGGAGTGGGGCAACTGCATCGGAGAGATTGATCGTACCGGGGTTGTCTTCTTTTGGGGAGGCTCCGGCAACGGCAAGACCTCGGCGGTTGTCAGCTTTGCCAAAGAGCTCTCAACTCATGGACGTGTGCTTTATGTCTCCCTGGAAGAGGGTTATACCTTCAGCTTTCAGAACACCCTACGCAGGTTCGACATGCAGGAGTGCAACAGCAACTTCATGGTATTGGCCGAGACTACGATTGAGGATCTGTCGAGTCGCCTCTTGCTGCCTCGCTCTCCGGAGTTCGTGGTGATTGACTCCTTCCAATACTTGCAGATGACCTATAGGCAGTATATCGCCTTCAAGGAGCGTCACCGTGATAAGATGCTGATATTCGTCTCTCACGCTGATGGCAAGCAGCCGGCAGGAAGGGCAGCTAAGAGCGTGATGTTTGACGCGGGGCTGAAGATATGGGTAGAGGGACACATGGCTTTCAGTAAAGGTCGCTTTATCGGCCCTACCGGCAAGGCGGTTATATGGGAGCAGGGAGCAGAACAATATTGGGGAATAGCAACAAATGAAATTGAAGAATATGAGGACACCGAAAGAAGTCAGAAGATGGCTGCGTCAGCAATCCTGGTATAAGGAGTGGCGCACACAGATAATGAACCTACGCATTTCGCGCAAAGAGCGGAATCGGATCCTGCGGGGTCACGCCGGCAAGGACAGCATCAATCTCTTTGAATGGCGCGACACCATTCAGGGGTATGACTGCTGGAGTTCACGCAGAGTGGAGTTATGTATTTTTTATCATGGAGGATAACATTATGAAAACACCGAGACAAATAGGTAGCTGGTTACGCAAACAGCCCTGGTATGATGAGTACCAAAAAGAGGTAATGAAGATGCCCATATTGCGTAAAGAAAAGGACAGGATCCTGCGCGGTCACAGCGGCGCAAGCAGTGTGAGCGTGTTCGACTGGGCTACCAGCGAAAAGGGCTATAATTATTGGAATCAAAGAAGCGCCGAATTCTGCAAGTTTTATTATGGGGAGTAACATTATGGCAAAGAATAGTTTTTCGCGTTTTTACGCGCTTTTAAACAAGAATCCGGGGCTGGATAAGGAAGAGCTGGTATTACAGTTCACTGACGGCCGTACCACCTCGTTACGACAAATGTCCCGGGTAGAGTTCGATGCTATGTGCGATGCCCTGCAGTATGGCTCTGAGTGGAGCCGCGAACAGGCACAGGAGCAACTACGAAAGGCGCGCTCAAGCGTGTTGCTTCGCATCGGTCGCCTGGGCATTGATACGGTCGATAACTGGAAGGGCATCGATGAGTTTTGCATGAGCGAGCGCATTGCCGGCAAGAGATTCAGAGAGCTGACGCTCGACGAACTGAACGCCCTTATACCGAAACTCGAGAGCATCATCCGTAAAGGCGGCATCAAGGCAATTCAGGAAAAGCCCCATCCCCGGGAGATAGCCAAGCTTTACTCCGTTTTTTCAAGCAATACAGTATTATCATAAATTTATAAAATCATGGAAACAAAAAGTACAGTTGTCACAATGACAATGACAAAAGAAGAGGTTCGGGAGCTGGAAGCGTTCCGCGCTCAAAAAGAGAAGGAGGCCCGCGAAGAGGCCGCCAGGCAGCAAAGAGCGGACTATGCTAAAATGGTAGATGAGGAGATCGCCCTCGCCATTCCGCAGCTGCTCGACGTATCGACAGATATCCGTACCGTCAAAGAGAAGATTTTCGAGAATTTCCAGACTATTCTCGAGCTCAAAGCCGAGATGTTCCGCACGAAAAAGGGCGAAGAGATGAACTATCAGAGTCACTCCTTCAGCAATAGCGACGGCACTATGCGCATCACCCTGGGACAGTACCTCCTGGATAACTACCTGGATACTGCTGAGGACGGTGTCCGGATGATACGGGAATACATTCAGTCCCTTGCGACCGACGAGAAGAGCCAGGCGCTTGTAGGTATGGTAATGAAGCTTTTGGCAAAGGATGCCAAGGGCACACTCAAAGCCCAGCGCATACTACAGCTGCGCAAGATTGCGATGGAGACCGGCGATTCCAAATTCATCGAGGGCGTGAAGATCATCGAAGAGGCATACCGTCCACTGCCGTCACGCACCTTCATCCGCGCGGAGATCCGCGATGAAAAGACCGGTGGATGGAAGCGGATACCCCTTGGAATGACTGAATCATAGATGCCGGTATGGGGAAGATAGAGGATAGCATCATTAGGCATGCGTTGAAAACTATTGATGAGAATGATAGTCTGCCAAAGGATCTGCGCGAAGCTCACAGCTGTTCTTATGCAGTTTCCGGCGACAATGCAATTATAGTCTGCGGATCACCACACGAAATGCAGGGGCCTATACGTAAGTTCTTAAGGTCAAATCCGGCATTCCGGGAAGTCCTTCAGAAAGAATTAGACAGAATGTATAAAGTAGTAGAGTATTAGCATGACAACAAAGAGGCGCGGAGTTAGTTACAAGAAGCGCGTTAAAGATATCAATAAGATATATGACAAGCACGTCAGAAGAGGTCTCTCAAACAGGGAGATCTGGCGCCGCTACGTATATCCTATTTATGGTATCTCCGAGCGCACCTTTTATAACATACTCCAGGCTTCTGTTGACCCCAAGAATGAAATAGCTAATGATAGTGAACTTCTGCTTTTTGAATTTAACGAGGAGGACCGGTAATGAGCGACATTGATGCCTTATTGCGCAAAATCATCAAGGATATCCGGGTGAATACAGCAGATGAGTTTGATAAAAACTTTCAGCGTCAGTCATTTTTCGGCGAAGCCTGGAAGCGGCGCAAATCGCCTGTCGGTGGCAGCAGCACCCTTATAAGGAGCGGATCGCTGCGCCGCAGCATCACGGCTACGAGCGATGCCACAAGCGTCACATTCTCCTCATCAGAGCCGTATGCTGCTATCCACAATGAAGGCGGTAAGATCGTAGTGACCGCCAAAATGAAGAAATTTTTTTGGAGGAAATACTATGAGGCTGTCGGTGGTTTTGGCCGCAAAAAGGACAAGACTTTGCGCAAGGACAAACGCAATGTAAGGCTTTCAACCATCGCGGAGTTTTGGAAGGCCATGGCACTTATGAAAGTGGGCTCAACCATCACTATCCCAAAACGGCGTTTTATCGGCACTCATCCGAAACTTGAAGAGCAGGTAAAGGATATCATCACAGAAAATATCGATGAATTTTTAAAGAACGAAATCCCTAAAATGATCGTAAAATGAGAACAGAACTATATAAGGCTATCGGCGACCGACTGCTTAATCTTACCGGCCCGAATACTGAAGCTGTGACCGATGATAAAGGCAAGCCGATAATCAAACACGTGGACCTTTGGAACCGCAACGTGGAGTTTATAGAAGAGGATGATCCTTTTCCGATGCCGGCGGTATTCGTGGAATTTGGAGAGATCCTTTGGAATCCATTCAAAACGGGCTCAGGCGAAGGTTATCGGGGCAACTGCGAGGTCAGGCTCCACATTGTTACCAGATATAAAGGATCCTCTGCGTACGGCTCCAAACACATGAAGGACGCCCTGAATGACATCGAACTGTCGGAGCGGATCCAGCGCGCACTTACCGGACTCCGCGGCGAAACTTACGACAATTTCCACATAGTGGCCACCCACACCAACCACGACCACGAGGAGATAGTCGAGGCCATCGACATCTACTCAGTACACTGCGAAAGATTTTTTTACAAGTAAAACAGGTAGGTAATGAAGGTTGATAAAAAATTAGAATGGCAGCAGTGGCTTGAGCCTTTGCTTCTGTGGAGTTATCTACAAAACGAGCTGAAGGATAAGGGAAATAATACCACAGAGTGTTCCAACTACAGCGATGAGGTACATCTTGAACTTGCGAAAAAGATCCTTTCTAAATCCGCCGTTCTCTTGATAGAGCCTACCCGCAAATGTTATGCTAAGGCTGGTTGGGCTCTCTTTAAGAAGGCCCTGGGCTATCAGGTATTCGATCTTTTCCTCTGCATCAGACGGTGCCCCTCTAAAAAAGACACTTCTATCAATAGTGTTTAAGTTACTAAAGAGCGTTAACACATGATCCATCAGGCTATAATAGCCGTAGAATTTAAAACTAATTGCTGACATTACATCCATATCAAGTTTGATTAATAACACAAATACAAAAATAGTTTTTATGAAAGATTACCCCAAATTACCACCGGAAGAGTTGATTGCAAACAACATGTGCCCGGAATGCCTTGCCCCTTTGAGATTCGAGGATGGCTGCTACTACTGCCCCGAATGCGGATACTCCGCTTGCGGGAGCGATTGATGTAAATTAAGAGAAATGAAGAAAAAAATTAAAACCATGAACGAAAGTAAAGTAAAACCCATTAGCAGCCGACTTTGTGATCTGCTATGTGATCATCCCTACTTGACGTATGATGATACTTGTGTTGCTCTGAATATAACAGATGACCAATTGCATAATGCTATCAGAAATTATAATTACAGCAACCGGTTTAACGGCAGTCCATCGATATCAAAATATCATCTGAACGATGAGGTAATAGTTTGTTTTGAGCATAAAATGCCTGATGGTGCAATTCCCATCCCAAGGGGGGGTAAAAACTCCTGAAAGAAACGAAGTTGATACCGAGCCGCAGACAAACGATCCAACCCCTATGGAAGAATCAACAAAATCTTCAAACAACAACATACCGGCAGCCGAAGCCGAGTGCGTTTGTCAGAGCGCCCAATATGACAATGTCGTGATGTATGTTTATGAACTCGCATTGTCACTTCAGGCACTGACCAAAAACCAAAGAGCACTCCTGGCTGCTTACGAAGAATACCTTAAAAATGAGGAGCAGAATAAGGCTACTTAAGAAAATAACTATGAAAAAAGTAAGTACCGTACTGTTAAAGATAGTAACAATATCGCAACGACAAAACATATTCCACAGATTCCTGAGGCGATGTAAGTCGGCCATATGTTTCCGCCCGCTATACCTGGAATCTTCGCCAAATCCGCGTCGGATTTTTGACTCATTTCGTGCAACTCATTTATCTTATTATGCTCCGATGCAAATAGAAATACTAAGCCTGCCATACCGCTGCAAAGTGAGACAAATAAAGCGATTGCCGCCAAGAGCAGGGCATTACGACTATCTGGAGAAAGTGTACGAAGAGACACCAAAGGGATTAAGGCTGTGGTCAGTGCAGCGGCTAAAGATAGAAGGAGATGTAGCAGTCCTTTCAATTTATCTGCGCGATCCCTCAGTGCTCGATTCAATTCTGTGTTGATAAATTGTCTTGTCATATTCATTATATTTATGTTTGGCAACACAAATATATGAATAAACGGGGGTTCCGGATGGCGCCCCCGTTGTTTTTTAAGACCTCAATATGTTTGATGTCGAAATGGCCGTCCTTGCGGGCGGCCATTTCTTTTGAACAAAAGGTATTGAGAAATGAAGAACGTTTTGGCGTTATTTGTGAAAAAAGGCAAAAATTTGTTGTTATTATTAAAAATAATGTTATATTTGCAATGCGTGTCGTGTGACACGAAGACGATTCCGTAGTTAATGACTACCGATTCGACGCTGGAAGGAGGATTGGCTTTGGTCAATCCTTTGACCTTTTAAATAGGCACCTTATTCCATTATTTTCCCTAATCCAAACCTCATTTATTGATTGTCCATATTTCGCAATGCGATTATATATGGATTTTTTCATAAACGCATCTGTTAGCCCAGGGTTGTCAATTATTAACCGATCTGATTGCTCGAGGCCTCTTGACATCATATTAGAAAAGGCTCTTTTACCCTTGCCGGTTGTCAATCCCTCATGCTCATACCATACGCCATTTACACTCATATCGGGACATTTGCCATAATATTTAGTTCCCTTAAGCGAGCCGTACACGCAGTCATATAAAAATTCTGCCGGACGCGACATCTTGGGTGTCATCTTTACGGTTGCTCCATCCTTTGCAAACTCTTTTGCAACCTGTAGTACCTTTTTGTAATCGTTTCCTTCCCTATCGATTAGTCTGCTTATCATAACAGTACCCTTCCCTTCTTTTATCACCTCATCTCTGTCAATGTAACATTGCTGTAGGTAAATACAACTTTCACACAGCTCATTGTCCGACACGTTGGCTGCGAGTTTCATTTTGGCGAGGTCGCAGGTTTTACATTTGCTTGTGGTGTAGGGATTGTATGCAGGGAATGTGCGCTGCTCCTTTCCGGAATTGAATCGGAACATTCCCTTTTTATCCTTGGCAAGGGCCTCTTTGCCACGCCTCATCGCCTCTTCACGTGGGGTTACAGGGTATTTGTTCTTTAGAACTTGAACCACTGTGCAACGGCAATTCCATCCGTTGAGCGGCCAGTAGCTATCCCAGAACTTGTCCGACTGCGGCAGCGTGACGCCTTCAAGCGCTGCGTGCTCCGGACGCACTGCGTCATCACCTGCAGTACGGTATTGGAGATTATACTCATCGCCGTCTTCGGCAAATCTTTCCCATTTGGAGGCCATCTGTGCCGATGCTTCCGCAAAGCCATATTCAGCTCTTAAATAATTCTTGTTATACCTTTCATCGATCGATTGAACATCTTTCAAAAAGCGTTCAAACGGCTTTTTATTGCCATTTTCATCGATCATCGAGGGTAATGCTTCATTTAATTCGTGGAAGGTTTTCATTCCGGAGAAGATCCAGTTTGACTCTTCCATTCTACTCCTCATTTTATCGCTCATTTTGCTCTTGGAAATCGCGCCATTTAGCACGCTTGAGTGGGTGTCGATAAATGAGGTTACTTCGGGTTCTGAAAGGATCTCGATGCGGAGTGATGCACCCTCTTCTTTGAAAAGAGAGGACATCATTGATGAAAATTTCTTTCGGAGTTTCGCCCTTAACTTTGGATCGATATAATCATCGTTAGCGAGCTTCATTTCCCCATGGGAAAGGATGCGGCTGTAGCGCTCGTGCAGCCCCGCATAGTCAGCGGGGCTTAGTCGAAAAAAGGTGCCGGTTTGTCAGGTAGGCTGTTCTCCATCATAGGGAGGCCTATTTCGCGGCGTTTGCCAACAGGCATGCCATATTTTTCCTGAAAGTAATTTGGATCAACTTCAAAATTATTGAGAATCATCGTTTCAAAAGCCACCATCTGCTCCGGCGTGTAATCAGCCGGATCGTCCCACTCAAACGTCAACCCTTTGACGGGGAACCCGTGAATGGCCATGATTGGAAGCAGCTGGTTATTCACGATATCGCGCACCATGTCGCAGTAGCTCTCGATGAGGTTGTCGAACACCTCCATGTGAGTTTTGCTCTGGGCATGCGAGCTACCCTCTTCGATGGTCATTGTTTGCTGCAGTACGAGTTTTGAAAGCTCGGAGTTGGCCCTGTCAACACGCTTGTCATAGACATTATAGGCGTCGCCTCGTGAACTTTCAACCAGCTCTATGTCTGTCGTATCGTCAAATACTCCCCAGGATTTTGCACCCATGATGTCCATCATGGTTGCGAGTTTGTCCTTTTCCCGCTCATCCCTGGTACTGGTCTTTGCTATTCTGATGGGAATGCCGAACATCTCAGCGAAAGTGTCCCAAAATGCCAGGGCATATTTTTTCGGAATCGTATGCAAAGCTGCCTTTTTGAACTTTCCAAGATCGTCAGCCTTACCGGCTTCAATCAGCCAGTATTTGTATGGAGCTTCGTGGTAATCTACGCCATCGCGCCAGTTGTCGTTTGCATTTTTTATGATGCGATGGTATTCCGGCACCACGTGTCTCCTCGGCATCAACCTACAACCGTCGAAATTGATGCATCCATTCGCATCAGTCTTAACATCTCCAAGTTCAATAAGGGAGTGGCCCCAGTAGATGCTCTCAAGAATGTAGTCCAACAGGTCTTTGAACCAGGTAGTATTGAGATATTTCAAAGCCTCTTCATCGGCATCGCCTTCAGGAGTTTCAAGCTTGAAACTGCGACACTTCACAAAGCCGTTGACCTGGCCTATAGCACCGGAAAGGTGCGCATCGATATCGACGTCGTTGTAGACATCGTATAGTCTGCCACGATTGGGGTTATCGTAATCTATAGCCAACTGGCAAGCCTGGCGCCAGCGTTTGATGTCATGTTCCGATAGTCTTTCGCTCTGCCGCATAAGATCTACCACAATCTTCTTGATGCGCCTGCGGTCATCTTCTTTTGCCAGGTCAAATGTGCCATGTTTTGGTGATCTTACAATTTGGGTTACAACCTCATTTGCATCAACCTTTGTCTCGTTTAAAAGCTTCTCGTTTTCCATTTCCACTTCTTTTTACCATACGTTATTTTTAGGCTTTTCGCCGCCATATCTCAGAGGCGAACCGCTCTCTCCGGTAGGACTTGTAGTCATCGGCAGATCCGGAACAACCTTACCGCTCTGAACATCTTTGAGCCAGGCGATGGCTCTGTAATATCTCTCTTTTCTTACCTCAGCGCCCATTCTTCCGGGTGCAGATGCTGCCATGTGATACAGTGCTATATCGCAGGTAAACATCACTACCAGGCTGTTGCGGTCTTCTCCGGTCTTGGCGAAAATCTCCGATACATCATATACAGGTCGCAGGTATCCGGAGATTTCTTCTACTGCCTGCTTCTCGGCCCTCTCTCTATTTATCTCGTCAGTTTGCGAGAGCACTTTTAGTGCAGTATCGCCTATTACTACCTTATAATCTTCTTCTACTACAAACATCTCTTTCTTGGCTTATTTTGCTATGTATAGCGCGATTTTATCGAAGTCCCGGATGGTTACACCCTTTTTGAATCGGCGTTGTGCAATAAGGTGTTTTAGTGCCTTTCTGGAGGCCACCTTCAGTTTCCCTTTATACAGCAACACCATGTAGGTGGTGTTGTAATCTTTTGCAGCCTTATCTGCCTTTTTGATGGCCTTTTTATATTTATAGGCCCAAATAATTTTTCTCAACCTTTTAATCATATTACCATGTATTTTTAGGAGATGGCCTTTTGCCAAATCTCGGAGTGAACGTACTTTGCCGACCTATTTTCTGGAGTTTCCAGATAGCTCCCTCGTCCGCATCCGGCGCATCATCGTGAGCCCCGCTGCCTTTTGCCAAAGCGAGCGTCTGATCAATGCCGGTACGCATGTCCGGAGAATCCTTCTCGGCTTCATTATAGTACACGAACCCGCGCTCCCAAAGAGGAGATATGTTGGTGATTCGCTCAATTTTGTCCGATTTCTTGCGCTTGTCGCCGCTGATCGGCAGCTGGTAGCCGCGAATTACACCCTCAGCGGTAAACTCATCGAGTAGTATATCCTGGATGAAATTAGCCTCCATCAGCCACTGTACCTTATCGGCATCATCTCCTAATTTCTCGTACAAATCATAGCAGTAGCGCACCATTGCACTGACTGTATCCTGGCGCACCCAACCGGTTATGTAGTGCAGCTCTTTGCCCATCTTTCCCCACATTCTGACAGCCTTGTAGTCGTTTGTGGTCTTCGGCTTGAGCGAGGGGTCTATATAGACAATCACGGCATCATAATCCTTTAGCGAGCGTGGCATCTTTTTAAATTTAATCCACTCCTGTTTGAAAATCTTGCCGGCAATTATGGGGTTATGCATGTACTCCTTGTTCCAGGCATAATAGCCCATAAAAGCAGCTGCATCTTCAGCCTCTTTTTTGGTCCATTTATCCGCCCAGGTAGGATTGCCTTGAGAGTCCACGGCATTGACGCGGATGATGTCCACGCCATCACTCTCTGTCATTTTCTGCAGAACGGAATTTTTACTGATCAGGTTGCCTGTCATAATGAAGCGTCCACGTCCAACGTCGAGCGCTCCAAAGAGCGCCTCTTTTACCCAGTTGTACAGATCTTCCACTCGTGAGGGATTCCGACATAGTTCGTCATCATCCAGATCATCGATTATTATGTAGTCCGGGCGCTGTTCCTTGTAACGCATTCCGCGCGGTGACTGACCTCGACCAAGGGCATTAAACACACATCCGTCCGCTGTAATGAAATAGCCCTCTGCCCAGTCTCCGGAGCTTTTTTGTATGCCGAAGTCATTGATTAGTCTTTGATTGAATTCAAATTCTGCCTGCAGGGACGAAAGCAACTCTTTGGCATTGTCTTCACTCTTGCCGACTACAACCATGTAATTAAGCTGTCGGGGTGTTTGTTGCTTCAAATAAATAGGACAGAATACAACGAGGTGCGTTGATTTTGCGTGACCTCTGGGCCACATCCAAACAGCTTTATAGTTGAAGTTTTTACGCAGTTTAGCTGCACCCGCGTTGTGAAATGGGGCATTGCGCGTAACCTTGACCTGACCGGTGACCGGATCGGTTTTGTTTAAGTAATGTGGAAAATAGTATTCGCAATATTTATCATAGTGGGACAATAAGTATGCGATGCGCTTCTCCTTTTCAGCCGGTGTTTCATCTACGAGAATTGTCTGAGATGTGTAGCTCTGCACAATTTTACAGTGCTCATCCCATTTGGTACGCGCTTCGTTTATTTCCCATTTTGTTGCCATTATTGATTTTTAAACTGCTCCGCGATATATAAGTCTTGGTATTTATTGAAAGTCTTGAGCAACTCAGGAGTTATTTGAGAGTCGGTTTTGGAGCAATATTCGAGCCATTTGGAGAAAGCAATGAAGACTTCTATTGCATCTACCACATTCGTCTGTTTGTCCAACTTCTGTATAACAGAAGAGAGCTTTGACAGTTTGTCGCCCAGCCCTGCCATTGCCGTGGGGTCATTCGATTCGTTGACTTGATCTATCAGGTTGTTAATTGCCATTAGAAGCTTATTGACCAACTCAGGGCGCGTGATATTTTTTGCTGCACGTGTTTCCTTCCAATTTCCGGCATTACACCATTTGCTGACCGTAACGCGTGATACGCCGACTTTGTCGGCTATCTCAATCATCTCCATTCCGGAGAGGTATAGAGAGCGGGCTAGTGATTTTCTTCTTTCAACTTCAACTTTATTCATAATAATTACAGCTGTAAACAATTTTCGTCAAAAATGGGGTTCTATCGCTGTAACGACAAACTTCTAAGCAGTTGCTGCACACTATTATGCAGCCGTTTCACACTTTCTTGCAACTCTATTTGGAGGGTGGTAACATTGCGGAAAAATTAGTGATATGAGTAAACGTGCAAGACTTACAAATGAAACTCTAAACCGTTATGGCACCTGGCTGCTTACTGCAGGTGGTGATATTGCTCAATTTGAGCGCAACCCTGTGTTGCTTTATATGCATCAGCGCGGTCAGGTGATCGGTATTATGAAAGATATCCTTGTCGAAAATGACGAGGTAATAGCAGAGCCTGAGTTTGATTGTGCTACCGAACTCAGCCGAACCTGCAAGGCGCAGTACGAATTTGGCTCCCTGAGAATGTTCAGCGTTAACATTGATATCATTGAAATGAGCGATGATCCTAAGTTTTTAAAACCAGGACAAACATCGCCAACCATAACGAAATGGAAACTGACAGAGGTTTCCCTGGTAGATATCGGGGCAAACGATGACGCGATCCGCCTCTCATACAAGGGCAAAACATTAACTCTTGCAGCAGGAGACAATCCATTACCAAAATTAATAACAACAAAAAAAGACAACATGGAACTTAAACAAGTAGCCCTAATGCTTGGGCTCTCAGACACCGCCACTGAAGCGGATGTTAAAACTAAGATCGCCGAGCTGATGGCGCAAGAGGCAGAAGCAAAGACTTTGCGCGACAATCTGGCTCAGATGACCCTATCGGCCATCACTAATGCTGTTGAAAAAGCAATCGATGAGCGCAGAATCACTGCCGATAAAAAGGACCAGTTCATTCAGCTGGGACAGAAGGTCGGCATTGATGACCTGAAAAACACCCTGGCTGCCATGTCGCCTGCCGGCAAGGTAAGTACAATGATCAATCAGAATTCCGGTTCTTCAACCGTTACCTATGCAAAGCTTTCTGAGGTGCCTGCAGACACGCTGGAACTGATGCGCAAGGAGGACCCTGAGCAGTACAAAAAACTCTACAAAGCCGAATATGGCTTCGATTGTCAAATCTAATTTTTAATATAGTATGAAAAGGTTAATGACACTATTTTTCGCCATCATGTTCAATTCATTGGTTGGCGTTATGTTTGGAGCAGCTGTCGGCGTCGGGCCGATTACTGCTGCTATCGCTATGAATGGCATCGCATCCGCTGCGAGCTTTATGCCTCTTCCTGCAAACATCTTGCGCGCGAGTGTTTATAAGGAGATATGGACTGGAGAACTCGTTAAAGCCCTTCGTGAAGGTCTTACCGGCACCTGGCTGGATGGTGTCCCGGATATGTCATCTCTTGTAGATAACGACGTAATACATCTCGTTGACGTAGGAGCCGATCCTGAGGTTTTAATAGATAATACAACTTACCCCCTCGAAATTCAGGAGCTCCCCGATGGAGATATAGCTATTAAACTTTCAAAATTTGAGACAACGGCAACCCCTATTACAGATGATGAACTCTACGCCATTTCGTATGACAAGATGGCCCGCGTGAAAGAATCTCACGTATCTGCCATAAACGAGTCTAAAATGAAGAAAGCAGCTCATGCATTGTGCGCTGCCGGCAATACGGCAAAGACACCCGTGATTGCAACCACAGGTGAGGTTGATAGCGTAACAGGCCGTAAACGAATGACCAAGTCAGATATAATTAATTTGAAGGCAAAGATGGATGCCCTCGGAGTACCCGCACAGGATAGGCGTCTGGTGCTGTGCCCGGACCATGTGCAGGACATTCTCAACTGGTCACAGCTGTTTGAAAAACAGTATAGCGCAGATACAGTAAGCGGTAAGATCGGCCGACTCTACGGATTTGATATCTATGAGTTCTCCAATACTCCATATTACTCTGCTGCAGGAGCAAAGCTCGCTGTTGACGCAACTCCTTCAGCCGGTGAGTTCAGATGCTCATTTGCATTCTATACTCAGAGAATATTCAAGGCAACAGGTTCGCTGAAGATGTACTACTCGGAGGCCGAAAAGGATCCTCTCTACCACCGCAACCTCATCAACTTCCTACAGAGATTCGTTTGTATGCATAAGAAGGCTGATGCCGGCGTGGTGATCTATTCTGCTTATCAAAATCCCCAAGGTTAATTGAATCAATTATGATACTTAAAGTTAAAAGAGCCTTTCAAGATAAGTATAACCTTGAGGTTACGTTGGTTCCCGGAGACTTGCTTCAGACAGATGAACTCGACAGAGTCAATGACCTGGTATCGCGCCAACTGGCAGAGATAGTGTCTGTTGAAAATGATGACGCCAAGGTGGCCAAAGCAGAAAAATCTGAGGAAAGCGAGTCTATCCCGGAGACAACTAAAGAAACTGAACCAAAAACAAACAAGCCTGCTCCAAAGGCAACCAAAGATAAGGAACCGAAGAAAAAGGAACCCACATCAAAGGTGACTAACAAAAAAGAGTAACAATGAAAAAGCCGTTAAGATATCTGGTTATTCACTGCACCGCCACGCCAGAAGGACGCCGGGTCAGCTCTGAGGAGATTAGACGTTGGCATATTGCCCCAAAAGAAAAGGGGGGCCGTGGCTGGAAACAGGTCGGGTATACCGATATGATACATCTTAACGGTGAAGTCGAAAGGCTTGTAGCTAACAATGAGGATGAGTGGGTGGATCTTTGGGAAATCACCAATGGCGCAAAGGGATACAACGGCAGATCTCGACATATAGTATACGTAGGCGGGCTTGCTTCGGACGCAAAAACGCCGAAAGATACCAGGACTCGTGAGCAGCTTGATTCTATGCGCGATTATGTTCTCAAGTTCCACTCAAAACATCCTAAAGTGAAGATCATTGGACACAACGAAATCGCAAACAAGGCCTGTCCCTGTTTCGATGTTCAAGAGTGGCTACTGTCGATCGGTATAAACCAAAAATGAAATGGGAGAAAAGTTAAAACAGGCGACTATAGGCAACCTCTGGTTCAAGGTGCTGTCCGGCTTTGCGATGGTGCTCATCGTAGCGGGCTTTTTGGTGCCACCTATGGGAATCATCGACGGGTCAGTATTAACCGCCGTCGGAGAAATATTTGCCTTCGCTGCTGTTAACACTGCACTCAAAGCGATGGATCAGGGTTTTTCTGCTAAGGTAAGACACAAGAAAACCACGCTTTCACTTGACAAAGTAAAAGAAGACGACGATAAACCAACTAATCCTAAGCAATGAGAAAAATTCTACCCATAGTCCTATTGGCCATGATTGTCGGCGGCTGCTGTATCCCGTCAAAGTGCGAATACTTTAACAGTATTCCGGAGCGAATCATCGAGAGGCAAGACAGCATCGTGTTCTTTCCCATGATAGTACCGGTGCCGATTCCGGCAGAAGAGGCTGCCTCAGAGGTTTCGGTTACTGACACCTCGACTATCAAGACATCGGTGGCTGAGTCAACTGCATGGGTAGAAGATGGGCGACTGCATCACAATATGCGTAACCTCTCTGATCAGATGATTCATATTGAAATTAACGTGCCGAAACACATCTCCACACAAAAGGAGTATTTGACGCGTAACATGGTTAAAGAGGTCGAAAAGCAGCTTACATGGTTTCAAAAAACGCTGATTTATATTGGTGGTGCAGCCCTCACTGCACTACTTGGAGTAGCAGGATTTAAACTGATAAGATGGCTCAGTATAAAGAGGTTCAAATGATGTTCAATTTGTATTTAAACAATAAACAAACAATTAAAAATTAAAATTATGCAAGGATATGTAAATGGAAGTGACTTGTTGATGTCATTTGCCGGCAAAGCGGTCGGACATTGTACTACCCACTCGGCTACCTACAATACCGAAACAAAGGACGTTGCTGTAAAACCTGCGGCAAGCGTTGCAGCAGGCAATGCATCGCTTTTTAAAACAAAGCGCATTACCGGTCTTTCGGTTCAGGTGAAAGCAAGTGGTCTCAAGTTCTACAACGAAACCGAAAGCGGATTCAAGGCAGCACTGGCTGCTTGGAAAAACGGCGCCCCCGTAGCCGTAAAACTTTTTGAACGTCAGAATGACGCTACTCCTTATTTGACCGGTAATTTCATTGTTTCGACCCTCGAGGAGACAAACCCGGCAGCTGAGGATGGTACCTATGATATAACTCTGGAGAATGATGGAGCGGTAACCATCGATGAGACCAGGCTCGATTTGCTTGCCGGCACTCCCCAAGGTTAATTGATGCGTTATGACTAAACAGGTAAAGATTCAAGGAAAGGAGTACCCATTTCGAGTAACAATGGGAGCGCTATTGCGCTTCAAGCGCCTAACCGGCAGGGATGCATCTACTATCACTGATGAGGATTTGGAAGGTCTTATAGCGTTGTTCTACTGCTGTATTGCCTCTGCTTGCAATGCTGATGGTGTGGAGTGGCCCTACAGCCTAACCATGTTTGAAGACATTCTGACAGAGGATGAGGTGAAGGAGATGACAAAGCTGATGGCGCGAGAGAATCCGGAAGACTCAAAAAAAAAGGAGCCGAAGGGCAGTCGATAGAGTCGCTCTTGTCAATAGCATTGGGGTGTGTCGGGATGAGCTTGGATGATTTTTGCCGATGCACCCCTTTTGAGTTCAAAGGCATATATGACGAATGGTTCAATCGTACGAAAGATGCCATACGGCGCGAATGGGAAATAGGAAGAATGATATCGCTCAATGTCCTGGCTCCATACAGCAAAAAGAGGCTAAAGCCTACTGATATATGTCGGTTCTCCTGGGATGATGATGAGGATACTTCCGTACCAAAGGGCACAAGCAGCTATGAACGAATGAAAGAAGTTGAGAAAAGAGGTTAGACTCCATTAGGGTGTTCTTTCCACCATTTGATGTAGCCTATCAGCCAACGAATGGAAAAATAAGCAAGTAACATTACAAATGCCGTAAGAAACGGCCCTGCCGCAACAATAAGTTCAACGATATTTGACAGAAACTCACGCATAGCACTACAAATATATAATTAATTTTCAAATGTCCCAAACTGTAGCGTTTAAAATAAAGATAGAAGGTTCAGATTCCTTCAAAATTGTAACAGCTGATGCCGGAGAAGTTGCAGAGGCCATCCGTAAAATCAATCAAAGGACCAATGAGTTGAACGGAAACCTGGTTAACACTGCTGCGGCAATGCAAGTGGTGGAAAACTTAGGATCAATGTTTGCCAGACTGGAATCCGCAGTAGGTACGCTAACATCGGGTTATAGAGAGCAAGCAGAGCATCTATCAAAGCTGAAGAGGATAATGCGCAACACTATGGATGCCACAGAAGATGAGATTGATTCTGTTAGGCGACTCATTAAGGAGCAGGAGCGTAAAGGTGTTGTTAGCGAGGAGGCTCAACTGGCTGCTGCACAGGAATTGGCCACATATCTGACAATGTCGGACAGCCTCGAGGCTATTTTGCCGACAATGAACAATATGATTGCCCAGCAGCTTGGCATGGGGGCAAGTGCCGAAAGTGCTGCACAGATAGCTATGATGTTGGGTAAAGTAATGAACGGTCAGGTTACGGCGTTGAGCCGTAATGGTTATGCATTCAGCGAGGCACAGCAGCACATTCTGCTATACGGAGATGAGATGGAGCGTGCGCATATTCTCTGTCAGGTGGTAGATGAGTCTGTAAGTGGAGTTAATGAGTCAATGCGGCAGTCTGATGCCGGAAACATATTGGACATATCAAACGCCTTTAATCAGGTAAAAGATAGTGTTGGACAAGCCCTTAATTTTCTCTCTCCCTATCTTAAATCACTTGCTAAATTTGGTCAGGGCATAACAGGTGTGTCACAACTTGTTATTGCTAAGAAGGAACTTTCCAAAATGCAAGGCATTGTTGCGGCTAATGCCAAAATAGAGGCTGCAGCACAAAAAATGCTTGCCAAAGTGGGTTATCAGGCAGCTGCCGGCACTAATGCACTCAAGGCCGCTACCATAGGTCTTAAATTGGCAATTGGAGGCATTTTAATTGCCACCCCGATACTTATATCTCTCTTTGCCAAACTTGCCAATAAAGGCAAGGATGCTGCAGATGGTGTAGATGCTGTAACTGAGGCACAAGAAGAATACAAGCGGGCATCTATTGATATCAGGACAGAGCTCTCGCTCGAGTTGATCAAATTGGAAGAGTTGATAAAGAGCAAAAAGGACACTGCTGATATGATAGAGCATCTAAACACCACATACGGCAACATATTTGGCACCTATCAAACCGCCTCTGAATGGTATGATGTTCTATCGGCCAAATCTGCTGCTTACGCTAAAAAATTAGGGGAGGAGGCGAAGCAGGCATCTCTTGTGGAAACGAGAGAAAAGAAAAAAGATGAAGAAAAGGAGTTGTTAAACCAGAGAGAATCGTTAGTAACTGAACGAGATAAGTTCATTGAAAACTACAAAAACAAAAAAGACAAGCTGCCAAAAACGGTTCAGCTCGAAATGGAGATCGAGATCAGGAACTATGGCTATGCGTTGTCGCAACTGGATGACAAAATTTCCAAAAAGAGAGGAGAAATAAAAGATATTGATTCAAAAATCGACGAGGCACAACAGGTAATCAATGAGCAGGATGATATTATCAATCAAGGTACAACCGACGAAATTGGGCCACTTCCCGACCCCAAATTCGTTGCTAAACTGGAAGCCGAAGAGGAAAGAAGAAAGAAAGCTCAAGAGGATGCGGCAAGAAACAGAGAAAAAAAGGCAGCTGATCTTGCAAATTATAAAAAGGGTGTCAGTTCGGCTGTCGAAATATATGAAACATTCGGCAGCAAAGAGAAAGATATAAAGAAGATTGACAAACTAGAGGATGACACCACAAAAAAACCTCAAGGGTTTAAGCAATTAAAAGAGTCTGACAGATTAATCGAATTGCGGAACAGTCTCGCAGAACTAATCAGAGTCAAGGGCGCCAATGACCCTGAAGTTAGAGCACTGATTGACGAGTTTAAAAAAGAGTATAATTCACTGATCGAAGCTGCTCAAAATGACACAAAAGACAAGGCTACGAAATTCAACATAAATGAAATAGTCAAGGCTGCTGAGGAAAAAAAGAAGGCGGGTGCAGAAACTGTAGAGTTGGACGCAATGCGCAGTGGGTTGGAATCACTCGTTAATGCCTATGGTGTGGATGATCCTCAAGTACAGGCACTAATTGAGGAATTTAAAAGAAAGCTGTATGGACACAATGCAAAGGGTGCGTACAAAACCTTAAAAACAAAGTTGCCCACATCGGCTACTGCCCTGAATCAGCCTAAACCGATAATAGAAAAACTCCCAAAACTTCCGGAGATTAATACCGAAGATCTAAATTTTGAAGACACGATTCTTTCAGCAGAAGATGCTGCAAGTGCTATTGGAGCCCTGAGCTCTGCTATGGGTAGTTTGAAGGGTTTAGTTGGCGAAGGCGCTGCCGGCTGGCTGGAGTGGGGTGCAAACATTCTGCAAGCAGTAGCACAGGCGCTGCCGGCATTGGCGACCTTATTTGCAGCCAACACCTCCGTTGCAGCAGCCGAAGGCGCTGCCTCAGTTGCATCTACTCCGATTGTGGGCCCCATTATGGCAGTGGCTGCAATAGCATCCATTGTCGGCGCCATAGCATCATTACCGAAGTTTGCCCAGGGTGGTCTTGTGTATGGCCCTACATTGGGTTTATTCGGTGAATATGCCGGAGCATCGAGCAATCCGGAGGTGGTTGCTCCTCTTGATAAGCTTCGCGATATGATAGCGCCGCCATCAGCTGCATTTGGCAAAGTTGAATTTGTAATAGAAGGTCGCAACCTTAAGGGTGTTCTTAATAGAGTTAACAGAATTGATTCGAGAAACAATGGCTAAGTACCTGAGATATTATGATGAGTTTTTATCCCGGGATGGCCACATCGTAAGAGTGGAGATCCTGCAGGAGGCTGATGTGCCATTTGTGCCGGTAGAGTTGGATGCCAATAGCTCTCTTGTAATAGAATGGGCAGAAACGGATAAAATAACACCTATTCAGGGCTCAACCGCTACTCTTGTGGTAAACTGCGCTAGTGATCGACAATTTGTCGATCTTGGCACAATTGTGAGTGCTGATGCAGTACGTCTCGATATTTATAGGGATGGATCCTTGTACTGGTCAGGATGTCTCGATTCGGAGATTTACGATGAGCCCTATTCTTCCGGAAAGAATTATGATGCCACACTTGTGTTCTCCGACTTCGGTGTGCTTAACCGCGTCAAATGGTCACGCACTTCTTTGGAGTCATTTGACACTATTCTGAATGCGGCAATTGCGGCATCGGGTATAAATTATACCGGTGTTATAAAATACATATCCACTAGTGGCTACATGTTCAGCGCCACTAACTTCGGCACAGAAATCAGGCTATTGAATGAGAATTTCTATGACGAGGAGGCTCAGCCGATGACTGCCTTCGAGGTTCTTGAAGGAATACTACAGCCCTTTGCTCTGCGCATAATTCAGCGTGCCGGGAACATCTATATTTATGATCTGAATAGCCTCTATTCTCAAAATCCTACGCAAATACAATGGTCGGATACAGACGCGCATCTTTCAAAAGATATAGCGTATAATGATGCTACGGTGCGCTTTAGTCCGTATGCTGACGACAAGGCTGTTGATGGCACTGTAAAGGTAAAAACCGTTGATGGCACCGGATACATGGTAAAGACAAGCTATGAGGGTTCCGTTGACCGGGTTCTCGATGGTTTTATAATACGCAAGGGCTCGTATGTAACTGCAGAAGGTCTTACGCTTGAATCGGGAGTAGAATATTTTGACATAGATGCGCAATATTCCGGCAGCGATGCGCAGGGTGTGCTTTGGGGTTACAAGCAAGGCGAGCGTGCACTTGAGGATGGAAATATTGTTCAAGTCCTGAATTACCCTCGAAGTGCCGTCGATGAAAACCTTAGTTTCATAGGTGCTAAGATATTCGCCACTCCTGGCAAGTGGCTCAATTATGTAACTCCGGTAAATGGTGTAAGGGATAAATTCAAACTGCGCATTAACCTCGATTTTCTATTTGATGTGAGGTATAATCCTTTCGAAGATGCCGGAGATTATAACGAGAAAAGCAATTTTAAACTGATGTCTAAATGTCGCTTCGTGTACGTGCCGGTGTTGGTGACATTGCGTGATGCTAACGGCAATGCGCTATTTCATTTGGACAACAGGAGTCTAATAGCAAGCAGCAACCTTCAGAGTTCAAGCGGGCGCACCAGGTGGGTTGTCGGAGCCGGTACACCTGGATGTTTTTGGCTAGCGTATTACGATTATAAGGACCGGAAGGACAAATGTGGCATCGGTGGCTGGGCGCGAAACAAAAAGGCAATCGGTCAAAGCTACGACGCTATACCCGAATCATGGCAGCAAATGGAGGACGGCGAATATGCACCACTGCCACCGGTAGGCGGATATCTTGAGATGGAAGTTTATTCCGGAGCTTACATTTGCGGTAAGAACGGCCAATACACGGATATTTTACAGAAAATTCGCTGGGTTGCCTACAAGGATGCTTCCATAACGCTGGTGCGTAAGAATGGTTTGCCGGTCGATATGGAGGACCAGGAAGATATAGCACATATCAACAGCTTGGCCTTTGAGAAGTGCAGCATTGATACAATCATTGGAACGCTCGATCCGAAGATATCTTCCGTGTCAGGCCGCGGTATCATATTTTCTGCCTCAATGATTCACGAGCAGTTTACGCGCGCCGGGATTACTGATAGATTGGAGAAACTCCTGCTTGGTACAATTTACAGTCAATACGCTCAGAGACACACTAAGCTATCCGGCACAGTGACACTTCTTTCGGGCTTTGGGACTTACTCCGATGCCGCATCCGAAGGCAAATATATATTAATATCAGATATGCAGGATCTGCACGCAGATGAAAGCAATATGTGTATTGTAGAATTATCTGAGGAAAATTATGAGGGGATAGATTATGAGTAATTTCTATAGTAGAACTACTGCTGTATCAGCAAGACCACGCTCGAGGAGACTCCGTGAGGCCGGCTACTATGCTGCTGTGTCTGCAGCTGCTTTGGCAGCGCAGCCACAGGGCATTCTACCACCTGCAGGCGCACCTTACTTTGATGAGATCCGTGGAGCTTCGGACGACATTCTCGGCATCAAGGCACTCTATGAACTGAATATCGTTCAGACAGCCGCAGTTGGTGAAACAGAGGAGACAGTAAAGAACATAAGCGAGATCTTACGTCATCTATGGCTGACAAATGTTGGCACTGAGGATGAGCCAATAATAGCTATACGATCTGATTTAGGTATATATAGTGATAGTTTCTTGACCGCAGGAGGGGCATTTCCTGGCGAAGAAGGTAGCAGCGGGGGTGTAACAGAAATTCCTATAGCATCCGACACTGTCCTCGGTGGCATTCGCACAGGTTACACTGAAGCATTGGTTGAATCGAATTTATGCCTGGCGGTTTGCGTAACTGAGGATGGTAAAGCATATGTGCAGGTTCCTATGGGCGCATCAGATTCGGTTGTTGCTCCAGGTAATCATACGCATACAGGATATGCCGCAACATCGCATAACCACTCTGCAGATCAGATAACCAGCGGTACCCTGAACATTGCCAGGATACCAACTGGTACCACTGCAGTAACCGTGGCATTGGGTAGCCATACACATAGTCAATACGTCACGGCAACGCACTATCACCCTGCATCACATATCACAAATGGAACTCTTGATATTGCCCGGATACCGACAGGTACCACTTCTACAACTGTGGCTTTGGGTAACCATACACATACAGGATACGCTGCAGCATCGCATAACCACTCTGCAGAAAACATCACAAGTGGCACTCTGAGTATTAGTAGAATTCCTACAGGTACTACTTCCACAACCGTAGCCTTAGGTAATCATACGCACTCTCAATATGCTGCATTAGCTCATAACCACGCTGCTGAAAACATCACAAGCGGCACATTGGCCATTGCCAGGATCCCTACCGGAACAACCTCTACAACCGTAGCCCTGGGCGATCATACGCATAGTCAGTATATGTTGACAGCATCTTTCTCCGCGCAGGCCATAGTTGAGAAACTTGGTACGACACCGGTAAACAGAGCAACCGGCGATGCTGACGGCAATACGATCTCCTCCTCCTATTTGAAACTTTCCGGTGGCACGTTGACTGGGGATCTAACAGCTCAAAATATCACTCCGGCTGCCAACGCGACTTATAACCTTGGCACTAAGGTTAAATGTTGGAAACATGGCTACCTCACAAGGTGGTATCCGAAACCTAATGACGAAACAGTATACATTGAATTTGACACAACAAAAAGTGCGTTCAAAATAGTAGGCAATATCTACTCTACAGGCGCAATTACGGCAGGAGCATAATATGGGATATAGTGGAGGCAAAATAACTCGGCCGGTAAAGATTAATAACGGCGCAGGTGATGTCGAACTGGCAATAGGTGTTAACAGTGGCGACTACAAAACTCTTTGCACAAGCACGAAGATCAATCCTTGGGCAAAGTATAAGCCGACCAATTTCAATACGTATGGCGAAACAGGCAAGTCCGTTGCCGGATCTATGTATTGGAAAGGCATCGATGGAAAATGTGGCTTTGCATTCCCGGTATACTATAGTCTTGGCAGCTTATCTACGGGATTTATCCGTGATATGTATTACGGTGCTACAAACGTGCCGATATGGGGGCGCAGCTTTCCTACGTCGCAATTCAGAGCGTTAGATTTTGACGGTTATGATCATAATTCAGTAAATCCTATCGGTGCAATAGCTGCTACGACATTCGCGCTGGATGAGTATGGACAGATGCAGATATCATTTGACACTAATGCCGTTGGCGCAGACAATCTCAAATACAGCGATTTCGTTATAGATGGGGTTAGTGTATCCACATTTTACCCTTCCGTGCTTTTAGTGAGAGGATCTAACTACATTGTCTGCTCTTCTACCAGCAGGCTAAGCGACGGTTCATTCGAGATCAACCTCACAAACATGGCACCTTACACCGGCCAGTGGTATTGCATACCATTTTTGTCAAGCGTACAATTGTCTCAAACCGGGCAATATGGTTACGGAATTTACATATCGTGCAACATCAATAAGGTTTTGATAACTATTAATCAGTACCAGCCGGTACTTGTAGCATCTGTAGATGGAATATGGAATACAGCATTTACATCCGTTGCATACTCATGCACAGTAACAAACAATAAAACCTCTTCGCACACATTTAACAACTTGGAGATTGCCATAGTGCGAACTACAGGTACGCAGGATCCTTCTGCAGGGACTAAAGTGGCATCAGCTTTCGTTAGCTCTTTTACTCTTCCTGCAGGGCAATCGACTATTAAAACAGGCAACATATCTATCACAAAGCAGTCAGGTTATACTTATTGGATAGTAGCGTTAGCGACCGGGTTAGGCTGTGATTATAACCAAATTGAAGAATCAATATAAAATCATATTTATGAAAAATGAAGACATAATTCAACTTGTAAATGCCGGCGTATTGGGAATTACGACTCACAGCGTATCACCAGCCCACGCATATAAGGTTTACAAATTCAAAAAGGCACTCAGAAGTGCTTATAACCTCATCCATGAGTCCGAAATGGCGGCGATTTCAGAAGTGGGTATAGAGGATCCATTAGCCTTCGATGCTCGTCTTGCTGAGCTCAAAGCAACTGATGCTCCAACACAGGAACAACAGAAAGAGTTAGCCGACAAGGTTGCCACTATGGAGCGCCTCAATGCCATGAGAAAAATCATTTGGAACGATGATGTGACACTCCAGGATGTCAAAACAATTCCTTACCAGGAATGGCATAAGTTGCAGGAAG